CACCATCAAGCGCATCGATGAAGAGTATGACCAAGCTACCGCTCCAGGGGTCCTGATTACCAAGAAGACCTCGCCGGCCTTGCAGCATGCGATTCTGGTGAACAAGGAATCCCTGTTTGATTCCCGCTCGGACATTCTATCGCTCAAGCTTTCGGCGCTGGCTAAGCTGGCCCGCCATGATACGGCCCGCGTTACTCTGCAGAAGGTCGGCGAAGGATCGTTGAACCTGAAGGGCTATGTGCCGGTTGACTATGAAGGCAAGGAGGTCGCGGCGGACAAGGCGGATGTGATTCGTACCGCCCGCGCCAACATGAACATTGTCGGGGCCCGCTATGCCAAGCGCGGCTTCAGGACCCGCCAGGCGGCTGAGGACTTCATCAAACAGCACCCGTCGGTCTTTGCCGATCTGTTCTGGCCGGATGCCGATGGCAAGCCGACTGATCAAATCATGGTGCATGAACTGGAACAGGAAGCCGGGGGCCGCTGGACGGTGCCGGGTGACCTGATCGAAGAAACCCGCATTCCGTCAGGGGCTTATGCTTCGCACGGCTTTGTGCGGCTGATGGACCCGGCTTCGAAAGGCTTCCGCAAAAACAATATCTCGATTACGCCGGAAGGGATCCGCATTGCCAAGGGCGAGGACTTCGATGGTGACAAAGGCTTTGCGCTGCTGTTCAACAAGGTGGTCGATACCCGCATCCTGGATGGGCGCTATGTGATCGAGGTCGGAGCCAACGGTCGCAAGAAGCTGATCGATACCGGCAAGGGCCAGTACAATCTGGCACATGCGTTCTTTGATCCGAGCCAGGCGCAGGAACCCGGCCGCGAACTGCTGGACACCTTCCTTGGTATTGGTCCGGCGGAAGAGGGCTACCTCGAATCCATGAACCGAGCCCTGAGCCTCGACCACATGGCCTGGATCCATCCGAGTAATTATCACCTCTACAATGTCTACGGCGATATTCCCAAGGGGGCCTTTGACCAGGAGCTAGTCGATGAGTTGCGCATTCAGCACCCGCTGCTAAAGGAAATCAACCTGAGTACGCCGCGCGGCATTGCAGCGGTGACCAGTATTTACCGGGTTCGCGCTAAAGCAATCGGGGCGCTGGCTTCCAACAACTCGATGTATTCGCTACTGGCTTCGGCTGGGCAATCGCTGACCCTGAATCCAGAGATCGGCTTTTCCATTACGATCAAACCCAAGGCCGTCAAGGCCGTCCAGAAAGCCTATGCCGCCTTCCGGGTAGAAATCAAAACCCACCCATCGATCGCGGGTCATTACTTAGCCGAAATCTTCCTGCCGCTGGCCGGCAGTGAAGTACAGGGCATGCAGATACCCGAAGCCTTTGACTTCAAAGCCTATGGTCCGGTTAAGCGCCTGATTGATACGATGCTCAACATTGCATTGGATGACGGCAAGGATCCGCGCCTGGCTTTCATGAACCTCAATGCTAACACCAGTGGCATCGCAACCATGTTGTTGATGGGTAACATCAAGGCCACTTCGATTCCGGCCAACAATGCCGAGATCAAACCTGGCAATCAGGCCTACGAGGAAGCGCTGCAGGTGCTTCAGTTCCTGAACAGCGAGAGCATGCTGAAATATGCCGAGCTCAAGGAGGACGATAAGGGTTTCCCGGCACCCCTGCTGCGGGAAATCAACAAGATAGACCCTGGAGGAGCGGCGGTTTTCATTACGGCGCTTGATATCGCACATGGCCGGATTCGCAGCATTGCAAAACTATTTGATGCAACCGACCGTTCGATCGACGGACTGACCGGCGTCATGAAGCTGATTGCAGCGCGGCTTGATCTTGAGACCGGCCTCAATGGGGTCTTCAATATTGAACAGATCAACCAGGCCTTTTCCTCCAAGGATGGCAAGAACTGGGGCAGCCCGATCATGGAAGTGGCGGACGCGGTTTACCAGAAAGCGATGGAAGCCCTGCTGGATACCCCATATGGCCAGGTAATGCAGACGGTACTGACTGAGCAATTCGGTGATATGCAATTGGCCCTGACCGATGAGGCGGTGCGCAAGCAACTGACGAAGGCCGAACACGGCATGCGCAAGGGCATAGCAATCTCGGCCATTCGCGGCGAGCGAGTCACAGCTGACTATATCCGGGCACAGGTAGCACGGGTGATTGAAATGATCGGCAGTAGCGAGTTCAAGGAGAACCGCCTGATCAACCAGCTGATAGTACGGCCCGCCAAAGGGAAGCGGCCGTCAGCCCCCAGCTTGTCGGTACTCTTTTCCAGCCGTGATCTGACGCAAGAGGACATCACACTGCGCCAAGAAGCCTTCGAATCGCTGAGTGAGACAGACCAGGAAGCGTTGGCGGTGGCGGCGTATGCCCTTTACGGTACCGGTACCTCCAACTGGAATGGTAGCTGGGCTGGCTTTATCTCAGACCGCTATTCCAAGAAACTCAATGGCCGCATGAAGATCGGCGTCCAAAGCATTGCCAGCTGGAATGAGTTCCAGCAAGTCAGCGAGGATCTGCTCAGCTTCAACCAGCAACCGGGTGCCAGCAAAGAAACGAAACCCGAAGCGACCGAGGAGCATGTGCTGCTTCCGGCCGGCAAACGCGAGAATGACGTACACAGGATCGATGCCAAGACCGCACCCGCAGTTGAGACAAAAGGATGGGCAAGGCATTCCGAGAATGGCTACGAAGTATCGTCAAAAGGCGACAGACGTTTCAGTGCCATGTACGCCAAGCTTTCCGATGGCCGCACTATCGAGCAAGCCTACCAGGAAGCCAAGGGGTCGGGTAAAGGACAGCCGGCCACCGCTCCGAATTTTGATTACTGGGGAACCTATCTTAATCTTTGGAAGCAATGGGCCAAAGAGAATCCCAAGCTCATTGAGATCCTCCGCAAGGAATCTGCAGGCAAGGTTCTCACCGATCGTTTTGCTAATACGGAAAACAATCAGGCCAGAGCACTTGCAACCATCCTCGAGATCGATGCCAAGACCGCACCCGCAGCGATACAGTATAAAGGGGGGTTCGACGGAGCAGGAAAAGGATCTCCCACGGGTGATGGAAAAGACAAAGCAATGCGGGCGGTTGCCGACTCCGCCATTGTTGAGCTTTCTTCCAGCTATCGAGCCTCTTCAAGCAAGACCACAAAGGAAGAGCTTGGTGATCCTGACGAGAATAGTCGAATCGTTATGTTGGCAAGAAATGGAACCCTTAACGGCAAGCCGCTTCGCGATGAAACGAAAGGGCTGATTAAGGATCTCGTAGAAAACCTGCCGCACATCGAGTTTATTACGGGCGATATGCCCAGCGTTGATACCGCCTTTATGGATTACCTTGATGAACTTGGAAAGGGCTATACGATTTATCACACAGGCCAGGACAGCCGTGTTAAGCGCGTAGTAAAGGGTGACAGCCAGGCATCCCCGCAAAAAGCGCCTGAGAAGGCCGTGAAGAAGGCTTCACCGCAAGAGGCAATGAATATACTGCGTGAGCTGTCAGACGTTTCAGCGCATTCCTACAAGGGTATTTCTTATGGACTCGATTCGGGCCTGAAAGACAAGGACGGCAATCCGGTCGCGGCCCGCTATTACCGCAAGACCAACAAGATGGCTTTGAATATTCCAGCCATTGCGCAGAAGTTTAACGAACAAGCCTGGACCAAGGCCCGCACCGAAGGCGTAACGCCGCTGCCGGTCGACACCTTCCAGACCATTGGCCAATGGACCGCCTTTGTCCTGGAGCATGAGTATCAGCATTCGCTCAGCGAACGGCGCGAAGGCGAGACCGACGGCCAGTATGAAGACCGCATGAACCAGGCGGCGCTCAAGAACCTCGGACTAGATAGCCAAATAACCTATAGCGTAGCATCGCTCGGCGCAGCCACTGTCAATATTAGCAAGGCCGGCCAAGCTACCGCGATGGAGGCAAAAGGGGAAAGCAAGCGTGAGATCTGGCATCAAACCGGATTCTGGCGCGGACACGAAAACAAGTGGCGCTTCGAGGTGGATGACTATGGAATGCGGCTCAAGCTCAAGCGCGGCCAACAGCTGGGCGACCTGCTTGCCGGAAAATCAAGCAGTGATCCAGAGGTTCCGGGCACCGTGTTCCCGAAGCTGTCCGAGATTATTAAACATAAGAAGCTCTTTATCGCCTATCCGCAGCTCAAGGATATCGTTGTATATCCGATAGATTCGGAGCCGGACACCATGGGCCAGTGGAATCCAGTTGAAAACAAGATCGGCATCAATATCCACCTGGCCAACGGTCAGCCGGAACTGACTCTGATTCACGAAATACAGCACGCCATTCAGACCATCGAAGGCATGAGTCCAGGTTCCAATCCGGACCACGAGGGAAAGCGAAGGAGAACGGCCGCAATCAGCTATGTGGACTTCATCGATGCTTATATTGAACTCATGGCCTTTAATGGCGAAGGGCTGCCCGCCGATCTAACCATCGGGGAGGTCGAAACAATCCGCCGCGAGGAACGCGACAGGCTGCCCGCAGATATCCAGACCGCCTATGCCAAGCGCGTGAAGTATATCAAGAAGATTAGCAGCGTTAGCATTGGGAGCGAGTTTGCTCAAGTAGGGAAGTGGGCGTTTCGCGACTATGTCATGAGTGAAGGCGAGATCGAGGCCCGCGTTACCTCCGCACGACTAAAGTTATCCGGACGGGATCGTCGTTTATTTGCTCCATGGGAAACCGAGGAAGAAATACTGCGCGAAGCCGGGCTGGTTAAGCCGGGGCAGACGGTGGAAGAGGCCTTGGGCAAATACAAATACGACCTCATGCCGCCGGTCACGAGCTTCTCGGCTCAGCTCCTGCCTGCCTTAGCATCGATTGAATCTGCTCAGTTGCCGCTTTTGACGCCTTCCTTGCGTCGTGCACTTGCCGGTTCGCAAACCTTGCCTGATGCCCTGCTCCAGCGCTTGATCAAATACGGTGCTAAGATACAGGGCGACGGTGATGCCGTTCATTACAGCACCATTTACGAAGCTTTGCGGGGCGAGGATCGCCGACAGCAGTCGTACCATCCGTTGCCTAAGCGTTCCGGCGAAGAGGGGCGGGCTGCCAAACGAACGGTGACCGAGGTGGGCAAAGCCCGGTTCAAGCTTCCGCAGCTGGCGGAGCTGCCAGGGGATGTGCAGACTTCGGTCGTCCTGAACCACAGCTTTATCAAGAAGCCGGTGCTGGATCTGATCAATGCCCAAAACTTTGCCGACGCTTCCGCTCAGCTGTTGCTCATAAAAGAAGACTGGGCAGATGCGCTGGCGGACAACTTGATCCAGCATGTGGCTTTGCGCGAAACCGCTTCAGCCATGCAAAAGGATCAGGCCCCCTCGGTCTTCCTGAAGACCACCAGTACCCAGGGACTCAACCGGCTCGGCTTGTATGCCTACATTGCTGAAGCCGATCTCGACATACAGTTAACCGAGACCTCGGTTACGGTGCAGCAGCTGATGTCCGCTTCGGCAGCGGTGCAGTTCCGGGCTTTGAAGGAACTCGATCAACACGGCAATCACCCGCTGACTTCGCAGGCTCGCAAATTGATCCGCATTACCAACGGGGTCCCGACCAAGCATGATTTGCAGACCGGATCCAAGATCGAAGCGCCCGAAGCCACCCAGATCAGTTACTCGGTAGCGCTGTTGCACGAGGTTGATCAAATCCCGCCAAACATCGGAACCGAAGCCATGCATCGCGAGCTCAAGTCCGCCAGCCGTGGCAGCCGCGATATCATTCATCAAGGCAACACCCGCAAGAACAAGTTGCTGCGAATGACCGCTGGTGCAAACTTTTACAGCGAGGATGGTGAAAAGAAGATCCGCACTACGTTGGCCGGCCGCAATGCCGGCAAGAAATTCCGGACCGTCTTGACCTACTTAGTCGAACTGTATCCGGACGGGGTCACCGATAGCAGCTGGCGATTCCAGCAGATTGCCACGCACCCCGATCACCTGATTAAGCTGTCGGAGCGCGCCAAGGACGGCAGTCGCTTTGCGTTCTCGGATGACGCCCCGACGCTCGGTCAGCTGGCCGATGAATATTCTAAATGGCAACGCGAAGCCAAGGCCGGCCACCTGTTCTCGGTGGCGAATATGAATGAGGCCATCTTGGCGACCCGCGAGCTGCTGAGCGAACAGCGCGAGGCGCTCAACCAGATGGCCTCCACCATTGACCCGGAATGGATCAAGGAGTGGACCGACAGCGGCTACATCTCGCATCATTATCCGAAGGAACAGCTCGAGCAGTTGTTCGGGACCCTGTCCGAGACCGCCCGCCAGGAAAAGAAACGCTCGTTCAAGACCTATATCGAAGCTTCCTTGGTGTCAGGACTGGTACCCCAGAATCCGGATGCGGCCTGGATCTTGGAGCGCTATGTGCATGACACGGCCCGAGTCGCGCGGGACCGGGTTAGCACTTCCATGATGGCCCTAACCTTGGACGAAGACCTGATGCCAAACATGCTGTTTGAGGGCATGGAGGAACTGGGGATCATTACCGATAGCGTAGCTGGCAGGCTGGCAGACCATCTGGAGACAGCACTGGGTTATCTGGACCCTAAGTTCAGCTTTAAGACTAAGCGCGTTCAGAGCGGCTTTGCGCGACTGAATGGCATGCTCGGTGAAATCAACCTGAAGGACTATGGCTACGTTCAGATCCCGACGGAGTACAAGAGTATCAAGACCGCCTGGGTTAAGGAAGGTACTGCCCACGCACTGGCCAAGCATATCTTCGGTGATCAAAAGGAGTTCGAGCACAAGTGGGCGAAGAAAGCCTTCGACCGGGTACTGGCCTTCAACCACGCAACCAAGTCAGCGGCGATTTATATGTCGGCCTTTCACCCGATCGCGCTGGTCGAATCCTTCATTGCGATTGATGGCCTGGCCGGACTCGACGGTAAGGGCAACCTACTCCTGCATCCAATCCGGACCTACCGCGCGTTGCGCAAGGAATACCGCAATTCGATCATGGATCCGAAGTATGGCCAAGAGTGGGTCGGCGCGGGACTTAGCTACGATATCGGGCGGGCCCCGGATCTGGAATACGTCAAGGAACGCGAAGCGATGCTAAGGTTCTCGAGCCGGCTGATCAACAACGGCGGCCTGAGCCGGGCGATCGGCGTTCCGATGAAGGCCTTTGCCGGCTTCAAGCAACACACCGATGCCATCCTGTGGGAGAAGATGCTGCCGTCGATGAAGCTCTACTCAGCCAACCGCCTGATGACCGCTGAACTAACTCGCGCGGCTGATGCCAACGAAGAAATCAACGAGAAGGAACTGCGCGAAAAGATCAGCGTCTATGTCAATGATGCCTTTGGCGGCCAGGAATGGGAGCAGTATGTCTGGGCTAATCCGCGCACCCGCAAGTGGTTGCACATGCTGTGGTTCGCACCGGACTGGACCCTGAGTGCCCTGAATATTTCGGGCCTGACCCATATGCCGGGCTTGAACAAGATTATCAAGTCACCCAAGAGCAAGCTGCATGCCCGCAATCGCATGGATCAATACTGGCCGGCCTTTATGATGATCGTGCTGACGGCCATTCCGAACATGCTGCAGGCGACGTTCTATAGCCTGGCCAAGGCGCTCGGCGAGGACGACGAAGATGACAAGATGTTCTCCTTCCAGAACGAGATACACCATAAGTTCGAAATCGATATCTCGCCGATGATTCGCCTGATGAATCTGGAATACGGCAAGACCAAGAAGCGGCGGGTGTATATTCGCTTCGGCAAGCAGGCCTACGAAGTCTTCGATGGCTGGCTCGGTGGGCTGGAAGGCTTCCGCGATACGGCGCTCGGCAAGTCCTCGATTGCAATCAAGGTACTGCAGGAACAGATCTTTAATCAGGTCAAGCCCGGCTGGGATACACCGTGGGCTGACAAGGGTCTGATGGAATCGTTGTTTCAGGTGGAGGGCAAGCCGTGGGATGGACGCCTTGCCGCGATCGCCAAGAAGTTCATGCCGATGTCGATTACGCCGGTGCTTGATGAGCTCTCGACTCCCGGCAGCGGTCGGCCGTCAGCCTTCATTGCGCCAGCACGACTGGGCATGAGCCAATTCGCGGCCACGCACGAGGTTGCCAGCGTCATGCGGCTCTATGTCGAGGGCGGTATACGGGCCGAACTGAACGGCATTCCGAAGAAGCAGACCAACCTATGGAAGCTGGTGCGCGATATCACCCATGCGGCCGAGATCAACGGCTACGATCCGGAGAGGGTCTTTAGCGAAGGCCTGTCGAAGGCACGCGGCTTTTACTATTCGCAAATGTTCGAGGGGCTCGATAGACAGAACCACACCAAGATGGCCAAGGCCGGCGAAGCGTTGTATCTGCTCGAAACGAAGTTCAAGAACCTTGAGAAATCGATGACCGGCCGTATGAGGACACAGGGCCAGAAGCGGCTGTATCGCGATCAGAAGTTTGACCTGAAGGATGCGTGGTACGAAGGGATGCGCCGTGCGGCCAAGGCCAAGCGTTAGGTCGGGGTAAAAAAAAGGAAGGGCCCGAAGGCCCCTCCTGCTTTTACTTCTTGGTCAGTCCTATCTTGCGGCACAGGGCTTGGCTGATATAGGCGGTGCGCTCCTCGGCTTCCTCGAAGTGTCCTTTCAGTAGCTCGGGCGGTTCCAGGAAATAAACCGTGCCGGTCGGTACACCGGGCTGGCCGTCTTCGGTTTCTACCAAGGCGATCTTGGTATCCCCCAGCCGCTTGATGCAATCAACGCACCAACCAATGCCGCTCTTGACTGGTTCACCCGGCTTGAGCTCAAGCATAGTGAATGACTCCGTATCCTGCGCACAGCTGTTGCATTTATAGATACCTTGCTCGCTCTTCTCGGGTTCGCCGTAATGCACAAAGCCGCAAGCTGGGCAGATATACTTATAGTTCTGCATCCCCATTGGCACCATGCCGAGCGTGTATTCCGTATTGCAAATACCGCAAAGTTCCAAGGCCTTGCGTAGGTTAATGCCCAGTTTCGGATGCGGTGGTATTTCTTCAGCCATTGTGTTCTCCCCATAGCCAGCCATGTAGCGTTTCGCAGGTTCGTTCAAACCATCTGAGCCGCATGGCAATGATGTTGATTGATGCCGTCCATTCCATGGAACTATTTCGAAGCATCGGGATCATAGTGCAGCTCCCAGTTTTGATTGTATTCGCGCTCGGTAACCTCGATCAGCTCATAGCCGTGCCGCCGGTTATCGGCCAGTCCATCAATCATACGTCGTGCTGTGCTCCGGTTGACGCCCATCTTGTCGGCCGCCATGCGGAGTGACGCATAATAGATGACCCGCTTCAGCCGCAAGCCAATCGATTTGCAGCGACGGTAACTGTGCACCCGCATCTGCGGGCGATCATAGCGCTTGACCTTGGCCAGACTCACTTCGCCGTTCTTGCCCATCACCAGATGGCGGCAATCGATGCACAGCTTACCGGGATGCAGCATCAGCGTTTTAGCTCCGCAGCTTGAACATAGTAGATTGGGCATCTTATCCTCGCTCCGTAACAATTAATTCACCATCCGGGCCGATACTAAAATCAGCTACCCGAGGTTTCCATCTCATTGCTTTGCCGTACCCGCCGCCTTGCAACTTGAGCTTGCATCTTCGCCAGCCCCAGAGTTCTAGCGGGGCATGCTTGATCCATTCGTAGACCGCTTCATTGCGCTCTTCCGTCAGCTTCTTGACATGCCCGCTGAAATCCTGCCCACAGGACTGGATAGCAACGATGCCCTCCTCCGGGTCGATGGCAATGATGTCGATAAAACCAAACAGGTCCTGCCGAATCCCAAACTTGCCGCCATACTGCTGAAACTTTTCCACGATGCCGCAGGTGCGACCCTGCTCCCGCATCGCTTTCAAGGTACGTTGTGTTGGACTTAATCCTGCCATTATCTTTTTCCTTTCTTCTTTTTCGGCGGTTCCCAAGGCTGACTGCAGGTCGGACACCGAATCGTCTGGCCTTCCTCGCTGACGTGCTCGGGGATACCTTTAACCGGTTGCCCGTAGTATTCCTTAACGACCTGCCGCACTTGTTTCAGTACCTCCGGGCACTGGTATTGCAGGATTGTCATCACACTGCCCAGGACGTGCCTCTCCCAGGCCGCCGACGGCATAACGCTCTTCATACCCATCAGGTCGGTAAAGCGCGAACAGAGCCCCTCGTAGGAGGCCAAGGTCGTATCCGAGCTGGTTAAGGGTTGTTTCTTTTTTCGTCCCATCTAAGCCTCAACCAGTTCGACGGCTTCATCTTTGCGCATAATGCCAATCACTTCGGCAATGGTCAGCGCCAGGATGGCTACCAGATCGGCTTGCTCCTCCTCTGGTGCACACGGTAGCGCCGGCATTTCCTTGTAGACTTCGACCGAACGACCTTCCGAGGTGATCAGGGTCATATCTGACTCAATCGAACCCCGGATCCGCCAGCGCAGGATGCTATTAACGGCATGCACCGTCTCGTGCAACAGCGCTCGCTTAAAGGTACATGGATCCGATTCGTTGTTGAGGAAGACATGCACCGCCGGCTCAGTCGTGGAAACGGTTAGCCCAGCCAGCTTCGAGCTGTCCGAGAATTGCGCTAACGTCTGACTGGTTCGGGGGTCGGTGGTAGACACACTTTTTAAGAGCTCCTCGCCCGTTGCCGCTAAATGGACATAGACCGAGGGCGAGTTTTTGATCTGCAACTTCGCATGCATTATGATTTTTCCTTTCGTTGTTGATAAACTCTGGGTTCCGCGAAGGAACCACCGAGCGTCGTTTGGCCAGATAGGCGGGATAACCAGCGGCGATCAAGCAGTCATGAATGATCGTTTCCGAAATGCACGGGTCCATGAGTTCCTGACTGAATCGCTTCAGCGCGTCCTTCATAAACTTCGGGCTCTTCTTATCGGTATCGCTGTAAAAATCCCACCACACGATGGCAATGGTTTTATCTCTGGTTGCGGGGCATTTGATCGGGGCCAGCAGTTCCTTCCACTTCTTGCTGCTGCGTTGCTTCAGTTTCGAAAGGATGCTTGGTTTTTGGCCCATCTCATTTGGCTCCGGTTTGCAGTTTCTTTTTGTACTTCTCGAATTCTAGGAACGAGAGGAATTTATTGTACGGCTTATGAAACTGCATATGGATATCGCCGGTGCACCCGCCCCGGTTGGCCGCAATGCGTATCGTGCATTGTTCGACTCCCGGATGCATCCAAGAAGGCATGCTGTCTATCTTGGTCGTCGGGGGTCCGATAAACATGATGATGTAAGCATCCTGCTCAATCGCCCCCGAATCCTTCAGGTCATGCATCTGCGGCATCGGTGCTGGCTGTCCCGCTGTTTCAAAGCTCTTCGGTGGCCGCGAAATCTGCGACAGCAACAACACCGCTACCCCGGTCTCCTTGGCCACGATCCGAATCTGGTTGGTCATATGCTGAATCTCGTAGGTCCGACTCTGAAACTTGGCATTCAGCGACGACGATATGATCTGCAGATAATCGATAATGACAAACCGCACGCCCTTTTCGGTGGAATACTCGCGGATCTTGGCACAGATTTGCTCCACCGTTTGACCGGGATGATCTTCGACAAACAGCGGAGCGCGGCTAATGGTTGCCGGCCCCTCCATCACGAAGGTTTCAATCTCCTCCGCCGACATTTGCCCCAGCTTGAGGCGCATGTTATCGGTTTCGGTGATATCGGCTCCGGCCTTTTCCAACAACTCGTCCTCGTCCATCTCCAAGGAGAAGAATGCGGTCGGTACCTTGTTGACCAACGCGGTATAGACCGCCTCGTTCAGGGCCAGCGTGGACTTGCCCATCTTAGGCCGTGCGCCGAGTACCGTAATCTTGCCGAATGGATAGCCTGCCGTGTTGCTTTGGATCTGGTTCCAGCGCGATTCGATGCCGGAGCAGCCCTTGTGGCGAATGTTGCAATACCGATGCACCATCAGCTTGAGCCGCTCCTTCTTTGACAGCATGTTGCGCTTGGATCGCCCAAATTTAGCCAGTGAGTGCTTAACTGACGCCAAGGTGCTCTCTAACTCATCTCCAGAGTCAATGGCCAGTACGGCGTCATGCAGTAGCTCCTTGGCCATGCGCTTGGTATGCTTCTCCATCACCGTTGCAATATGCAGCGGCAGATTCTTCGGCGTGGTCGCAATGGTCATCGACGCAAAGACGGTCGCGGAAGCCGCTTCCGTATCAATGTGACGGCCGTCCCGCTCAATACCTTCAATGATGGAAGCCGCATCGACTTCGTGTCCTTTGGCAAACAAGACCTCGGCCATTTCCCAAATGGTTTTCGAGGTGCTGTGTTCTAAGTGCTTCGATTCCAACCCAGTATCCAGAGCCATCCGGCGGGTGTGTGGGTAGTCTTTAACTAAACATCCGATAATGAATTTTTCGGAAGTGATTGAGAATTCGGTCAATTTCTTCTCCCCTTTCGTTGTAAAAAAAAACGGTAGTCGAGTATGTCAAACATACCCGGCCACCATTCCGGTTATTAGCGTTCGCCTATGGGGCTAGCTTATATCAATTCAACTCCTTGCCTGCAAGAAAATCTTTGACAGAGTAGTCAGATCCTTTCAATTGGAGCTGGTGATAGGTCTTCAGCAGCTTGCGCCGATCCTGCATGGTCCACGAGCGATGATCGCCGGCTTGTCGTTCCAGATCCCACACTTCCACCCCCAGTTTATCAAAGGCGGCAATGATAGCATTGAATTGGACCTCGCTCAGCTTGACGTTGTCCGACAAGTCGGGTTCCGGTGCCCTGACCGATACTGCTTCTGGTTCCTCCCGCACTACTGCTTCCGGTGCCGTTTTGACCGGGGCATTTCCCGGCTCCGATTTCTTGGGTTCCGGCGGACGCGGCGTTGCTTCAGGCTTTTCCGGCAAATCCTCACCGGCATAGATGTAAGCACCCAGTCCGAACATCATCATGTTCTTCACCAGACAACGCATCATGGTCTTGTTGATATCGAAGGTGGTCGGCTTCTTGATTGACTGGTTGCGGAAGTCCATCACGGGCAACCACATTTCATGCGTCTCTTCACCGACGGTTATTTCGGTGTAGCACATCCAGCCGGTTTCGACATCGCCGAAGCAGGGCAACCCGCTTTCAGGATTCTTTTGGATCCGGTAGCTGGCGCTCGGGCAGTTCTTCTTGAAGGTATCCCAAGCCCAGGCCCAGCTGAGGTAGGACAGGCCGTTCTTCTGTTCCACATGATCGTTTACGTCGATCTGGGACAGGCGGTCATAGAGGGGTATCTGTTCCATTTGCTATCTCCTTTTTTAGCTCTTGCAAGAGCCGTTCTTTTAATGATGCATAGATTGCCTTTGGGCGGGTCTCTATGAATTCACGTCGCAGTCGGTGCCGCGCCTCCAGTTCGAAGGCGTTCAACAGCACCCACGCTTCGTTGCGTTGGTCTTTGTCGATGTGGGTGACTTTGTTTAACAGCAGCTTAGCCTGACTGAGGTATACGATATCCTCAGCCAGGTCCAAAGCCTCGGCCGCCACCGTCTCAACATACAGCAGCCGATTGTCTCCCATGGTTATTCTCCGGGGAAACCGTCGTCTGAGTTCGTTGCTACAGCCGGTACCAGCTCGTCAATCACTTCTGCCAGCCAGCCAACTATGGCAATCGCTTCCTTGCTAGAGATACCGGGCCCGACTTGGTTGTTGTCGATCGATACCTGAAAGGCATTGGTCTCTAGCTTGTGAGCAATGACACGGTCCGATTTGTCGAACTTAACTTCGGTAACCGGTGCGCGATCGGCACCTTTCACCTTTTCATTATACATGCCGTCGATGATGCGCTTCTGGCTGATCGAAAGCTCCGGGCGCTGCTCGATCGGAGAGGAAGGACGTTCAGCATTTGGGTCGCCAAACATGAAGCCTTTTTCCCAATCGTTCAGCTGGTCCTCGTGCTGTTTGATTTCTTCAATCTTACTGAGGTAATCTTGTTCAATGGCCATTACTAATCTCCTTTGGTTTTTGTTTTAAGATCCGGTAGGCGACGTTAGCGCCGTCCTTGCCGGAATAGATTTTATTGAATTGTAATTCTTAGCAAACCTCCTAGAAGGCTGGCTTGATCGTTTCCCGAAATTGGCTGCAGAAGGGCGCGGCCTTACAATAGCCCCGCTCACAGCGCCGGCTCTCGCCCCGACGGTATTCGATTTCCAATTCATCCTGATCCTTGCGACCAGCCATAAAGATTAGTGCTTCGGATCGGTTGCGAAACGACGTGGCTCGTGGTAACGCCTTCTTGTATCCACTCACACCAACCTTGCCGTTGGTTTTCACCACCGCCCAACGATCCGGATCAGCCCAACGCTCATCCTCTGAGCATAAAGGCAGGTCATCATCTTCGAGTTCCTCGCACTCGGCAAAGAGCCGGATGCGTTCCTCTAGAAATTCCTTGGTCTTGGCAGTGCTCCACATGGCCACCGGAATCACCGCACACTGCGCGGCTGGATAGCCGTGTTCCCGCAACGATTCGGTAAAGCGCCAGTCCCGCGCAATCACTTCCAGCTTAATCGCCGTCACCTGAATGTTGGCCAGGTGCAAGAGATAGGCATAGATGTTGAGTTGCTTGGTCCATTCTTTTTTGACGTTGCCGTTCAAGGCACTCTTGAGCGCATAAACCGACGTGACCTTAAAGTCGCGCAGGGTCCAGGTGCCCGGTATATCCTCGTTCGGCAATAGCAGGTCCGGCTTAAAGCTGATCTGCTTCCCATTGACTTCCTCGATGAACCGTTGCTCGGCAATGGCTTTCGGACTCGCGTTGCGTTCGGCGATTAAATGCGCCATGTTGCCAAAGAAGATCCACAGCAAATCCGATACATCTTCGATGATCTCATCACTGTGTCGTTCGGTTAATAGTTTGGCACGGGGCGAGTCAATCAGGGTGGTGACGGACTTCCAGCCGACCTTGTCATACTCGCTGGCAAAGCCAACGATGGCATCATACAGCGAGCTTGACAGACCTGTCTTGTTAGTATACTTACACATCTAAACATCTCCTTTCGATGTTTGCGTTTGGTTATAGTCCTGTCTCGGGTTGGTCTCCGAGACAGGATTGTTTTATCTCTACTCCTCGGCTCGGGCTTTGGCAATCAAACCTCAACTTCGATTATCCGCAGTTGCTTGGGTCTCACTCCCCCGATCTGATCGATCGGTGTATTGGCCGGCAGATGCGGAGCAAAACAGGTCCGATAAACACTCAAGACCAAGCACGGCACCTTCGGTTTCCACTTCGTGAAGGCGTAGGAATCACAGGGAATCAGATCCGTCAGCATAATGATGCCGCTCGGATTTAATCCTTCTGCATACTTCACCGCCGGCATAAAGAGCGTGCCGCCATAGCCGGCCCGCTTGCGATCCATATCCTTGATCGGGACGTTGGAGGCATCGAAGATCTTGATCGAATCCTTGAAGACCTGAGCATCGAACGGCACCAGATGAATCTTAGTGCCGGGCTTGGCTCGAATGATATCACTAATGTGATCAAACACGGTAGTGACCGCCTGGTCTGACATGGAACCCGAAACATCCAGCAGTAGCACGATCGTCCGGTCTTCCCGATCCTTGTTGCACGGAAAGATAATGTTGGAATCCTGAAAACGCCGATTCGGTTTACGATAGTGCGGCCGCGAGCGGGTATACTGCGCCATGAAATTCTGCAGCTCGACTCGCCAGTTCAGCGCGGCCGGTGCTTCATGACCTGTAATCAGCGCCTGCGCAGTCCTACACTCCCTGCCCGCCGCCTTGGAGGCAACGCTGGCCGAGGCAATCATCTTGATCGCCTCCTGCTGGGCCTTTTGCATATCTTTTTCCGGTGATTCATACACCTTGCCAAAGTCGGCTCCTTCGATGTCGGTGATCTCAGTAAATTGCCTCTCGCTCTCGCCCTCCCCTTGATCGCCCGCTCCACCACCAGTCTCCTGCATAGCTTGCTGCAGGCTTTGCGGCAAGTCATCGAAGGTATCCAACAGCTCCTTGAAATAAGCCTCGGCACTCTGGTTGGTCTCAAAGAGCCTAAACTTGCCATACCCCGGAATGCAACCGGCCATCAGGATTTCACTGTTGCGCCAGGTATCTTCTTGATGCTCCAACAGCAGCGAGTTGATCGCCAGGTCTGCCGCAATGTTAAAGGTCTCGTGCATATCAATGCCCATTTCTTTACAACGGGGCCCGTAGCTTTTCCTGAGCTCGACCAGACGTATGTGATGCTGATAGGCCACATGCATGGCCTCGTGCTTCAGGATTTCACGGATATCGGTTTCACTGATTTGATCGACCAGGTTGGGGTTAAACATTAGGTTCTTGCCATCGGTACCCATTATCGCTGGGAGCTGTGGGTTCTCCACAATCTCATGCTTCAGGATAATGGTGGTATAGAACGGACTGTCGTTCATGACTGCCACGATCCCTTTGCTTATTGCTTTTCGTGCATTCATAATTGCTCCTTCTTCATTACCAGTCTCCTAATTTGGTCAGTGCAGCCTCAACCTTGATCCAATAAGGATCCAGATCGTAGTCCTTCTGTTCCATACGGCGGAAGCCAGTTGGACCTCGGTTATACATCAGGGCTAGTTCCTGATAAGTCGGCCTGCGGCCTTCGTTCATCTCAAAACGAGCGGAGTAATAGATCAACCAAATACGAGCCATCTCCATGCTTTTCATCCGATCAACTCGGTCGGTATCGAAGTAAAACTTTTCTCCCAGAATCAGGTTCACATCCTCCACGAAGATAGGGTGAATTTGCAAACACCCCACCGCCTGGCCCTTGTCTCCAGTGGCCTTGTTGTCTCCGCCACTCTCCACGGCTATCAGGGCCGCAATCAATACTGATATGTTCATTGTGCTACCTCCTTATATGAATTTGAGCTGTTAAATAGAATGCGCCGACCGTCCCCGAAGGGAGGCCGACGACTTGTTATATTTTCAGTCCGGCCAGTCGGTCCTGCACTGATCCAGTCGCTGAGGCGATATGATCGCGCACGATCGGGGTGGTCTTGATGGCTTCCGGCGACCACTGGGAGATATCCTCCTTGATGGTCTTGCAGGCTGCCTTGATGGCATCGTTACCGGTGACGTTCAACTTTTCAGCTGTGTCCGCCAGATGCTGCAGGTTTTCTAGACTGCGCGTATATTTCTTGGACTTTTGATCCGGATCCGCCACGCGAGCGCCGATATCCTCGGCTGCTTCAGTCAATCGCTTAGCGAGTTCATTCAACCCGGCATCCACCTGCTCGCCATACTGCTTCTTCATGTCGTCACTGATGCGCTTGCGTTCCACCGTATCGATGCCCTGAATGCGGATATCGTCCGGTGAAGCCACCTGGCCGACCTTGTATTCAATGTTGAAACGATCGACGATTGCCTGCTTTTCTGGAAACTCAATATCCAGCTTGCCAATCTGACTCTTGAAATGCTGTTCCAGCCCATCATAGCCTTTGACATAGCATTGATAAAAGCCGTCCTTGGCATCACGGATACGCCGCTCCAGATCACTTTTGAAGCCTTGCCAAGCTGTCACCGGCACCACTCGCCAGTTGCCCTTGTCCCATGGCAGACTTTCGTTCAGGTAATATTTTCGCAAGGTACTGACTGCCGAGGTAAACTCGGACGTTAAGCACTTGGGAATGACTACCACCCCGGTCCGCATAGCTTTGATCTCGGTTTCTTTCTTTTCGTGAATGATACGGGACATCTCGGCACTGGCCCGATACCCGGTATCATATTCAATGCTCAGTTTGACCATGATCAGGTCGTTGATGATGGTATTATTGGTCGCCATCGGGTCCTCCTTCGGTTGCGTTTGATTTGTAAAAGGGTACCGGGCCTTGCTCCCGGTTGGATTGTTAGCGAGCCTTGAGCATCGCGTCGACATATATATATGCCCGTTCAGCCATCATAGCCGGTTCGATAAACGGATATAAATTCTCAGGCTTGGCGATCAGGGCGGTCAGGACCTGCAGCGCCATGTCATCGCGCTTCTGGTCGAGAATTAGCGGCAACTTATCCGGTACAGGCTGCGGTACATGCTCTCGGATAACTGCGGCGGGTTTAGCGGGCACTGCTTCCGCTTCGGTTGAACCGTGGGACCAGCTGCGGCAGGCCTTTTCGTAGTTGGTCAACCATTCCACAAAGACCTGCTCGGAATCCCGCGAGACGCCGCGAATATTAGTGATACTACTCCGACCTCTGAAGGCCTGTCGCAGGGCCTGGGCCAGCGGTCCGCCATGGCTTGGGTAAAAATTAGCATCTACGCTGTGAATCCGAAGCAGACCGCGTATAGCTACGCTGCTGACCGTCATCGGCAAGATGCCTGTTCCCATCGGTAATTGATATGAAGCCGAGCGTATCATTTCCTCGCGCGGGTTGGCTTTATGGATGGCCCAGTAGGCCGGGTGAATGCTTTCTTTCATGGTTAATGTTCCTTTTTTGGTTTGGTGTTATCGCGACGTGATGCGGGCCAGAAAGCCTTCACACTGAAAATGGACCACTACATCATTGACTCGGATAATCTTGGGATCGAACTCGATCCAGCTTTGATGTGCACCGGCTGGGGCTTGCTGACGCCAGCAACGATCGGCTCGAGGACAGGTTTCAAAACTGCACTTCTGGATATTAACCATTGCTCTTTCTCCTTAATTTTCATTATACCATCGGTCCGCAGTGGAACCGCTATAAAGCGCACCCAGCTCCAATGGTTGTTTAACAGTTCAAGATCATCGGGATTGCCGTTCAGCACGGCTGTGTCCCAGTCAAACTTAGGCGGTCCCTCCTGTTGGCGTAATGGCACATACAGCACCGTACCGGCCGCTGGACTTAGCCCAATATCGCCTGCCAGATTGCAGATTCCCTTGCTCATGGTTTGTTTCATTTGGTCAGTCATTAATCCTCCTTCGGCAGCAAGACCGTGGCGTAACCTTCGTTGTAATCAGACTTAGCGAGATCAGGCACTTGCCTGTCGTCGCAAGTCTTATCATTGATGGCATCGTCTGCACCCAAGTAGAAGGCGTTCAGACGTTGTGCTTCATTTTTAATGCGCTCAATTCGTTCACCGGAAATAGACTTCCCCGGAGTTTTCCTTCGTAGATATCGACCACAGCGTCTGTGATTACAAACCCCGGTGGTGGTGTAGTGTACAGGTGGACAAACGTCTCTTCGGTTTGCACAAACACGGACGAGACATATTCGTTAGGGAAGTTATATTGAATAATCATGTTAATTCTCCTTGGATTTAAAAGGTGCATTGTTTTTGTTGGCTGCGCCGGCCTCGAGGTTAACGCTTCGGAGAACAATGCAAAACTCCACTTCCACGCGGAAGCTAGGTCACCAGATCGACATTACGATCAAAGTGCTCAATGTATTCTTTGGTAGTCACCGCTTGCGGATAGGCCTCTTCGATCAAACGAGCAGCCCAGACCTGAATCTCGGGCGGTGCCAGACTAATCAGCCTAAAGGCTGGTCCAGCCGCTTCATGATGCAGATCGACATAGGAAGCCACGGCAATCGACAGCATGAAGGTCAAGTCGCTGCGCTTAAACACCTCATGGCCTTCATAGGCCGCTGGATCCTCCAGCATGTCCTTAATGTTAGGCAACTTGTCCTGAATCTCGATAAAGGCCAGCAATTCATTGGCTGCCCCACTACCGATCACGCCACTCAAGCACGGCAACAGAATATCATCGGTCCGGAATGAGGCCTTTTCAACCGCATCCAGCAAACGCCCGGCCATATCGCGTGAGCGAAAGGTCATCAGGGCCTGTTCGGTGAAGGTTTCATGCCGTTCAATCAGATCGGTGCGACAGTGGGCAAAAGCCCGGATCGTATCATTGATGCCTACCTTGCGTGCATACTCATCCCAGTTTTCCAGATTGCCAAAGGCATGTGAACTCAGAAATAGAGTACAGACCCGGTTACGGGCTGCTTCCGACAAAGGCGTCGTATAACGATCCGATTCGCCGTTCATAGCTAGCACCACATAGGCGTTCTCCGAGATCTTGTTGCCGTGAATCTCACGACCCAGCAAAATCTGGTTAAAGGCGTTCTGCACATCCGGCGGGGCACGGTCATATTCATCCCCAAAGATGATACCCGGCGCATTCGTATTGTACGGCAGCGTGGCAGGCGGTGCATAGTTCAGCTGACCGTTTTCAGCCCGGTATGGAATACCCCCGACCTCGGTTGCATCGATCAGGCCCAGAAAAACCTTCCATAGGTTAAAGCCGTCACCCTTGAATTGCTCGGAGGCATTCAGTTTTTCTACCAGTGCTTCGACCGCCGTTGTCTTGCCACAACCCACGCCGCCAATGATGCAGGCTGGAATATCGGCCAGCCACAGCAGTAGCAGCGAACGGCCGAGCTGGTCGTGATTGATGTATTGAATCATGTTACTCATGGTTGTATCCTTTCTTGCGTTTGAATTTATTGCACTTGGTCAGACCCATATTAGCTTGGCGCATCATGCGCAGCACCTCTTTGCGACCCTCGTGCCAGCCAGCCGCAAAGCCGATAAAAAAAGCCACGATTACTATAACCAACCCCACAACGTCCTGCATACTGAACTCCTTTATTTGCCATTTAAGGCATTATTTGTTATGACACGAATCATGGATATCTTACCAGACCCAATAACGTATCGATATGACGGCCCGCTCCGGATCACCCTGCTGCCCGATGGTGGCGAGCAACCGGAAGACCTGATTGAATTTCTGCAACGCATGAAACTCGCTAAGGATCTCCTTTGGAACGATCTGGAACGGGCCGATAAAGAGGTGCCGCTGTTCGATGAAGCGCGGCGCAACCGCAAAAACATTAAGCAAGCACTCGAAGGCATTGCCGCCGGTGGCGGGATGAAGAAAGTGACCCGCTTGGCAGGCTTTCCCTACTGGGGTGACTTTGAAACCTTTGGGATCCGTCGCGCTCCGTGTATTCGGCGCTTGTATGAGCTGGCCAAAGAAGAGCGGGCACTCGGTCGATTGAACGATGCCGAGGATGCGCTGTACGAACGCGCGGTGGAAGGAGTCGATGAACCGATCATCAACCATCTCGGTCAAATCATTGGTTCCAAGAAGAAATATTCCGACTCCTTGCTGGCCTTGCAACTCAAGGCGCTCAATCCGAGGAAGTATGCCGATCGTGGCAACCAGGTAGCCGAAGGGCTGGTGGTGCACGTTAACATGGATCTGGCTGGCAATGGCTCCGTGAAGTCCGCTCAGGAGGTCGAGGAGGTTGCCAAGTACAATGGCATGGCTTCCTACCTCGATGATGCCCAGAGCGATGCCAGCAAGCTCGGCCTGCCAGAACCGGATGACGATGAACTTTAATCGTCATAGGGCTGATCCCAGTTGGTACCCAGCAGCTCGGTTAACAGCGCGCGCTTGACCCGGGTATCGGTCCCTTCCAATATATCACACCGTTGCCATTGGCCTTTCTTCAGGCTGCCCTGGCCAAAGTTGATGCCGGTGTCCTCTTCGGCCCATTTAATCAACAGCTCATGCTGCGGAAAACGCTGGGATAGATGATGATAAAAGGAGCCCGGCATGCTCCAGGCGGTATCAAAGTAGGCGACGTCTACATGGGTCTCAATATTGTAGGCATTCCATTTGGTGCCCCAATGTTCGAGCCGCCATTCATGCCAGTTATCAAAGCCATAGATTTGCTTGAGCCGCGCCCGGTCATCAAATTCGAGATGCTCCTGTTCGATGCGTTCTTCGACCGGGGCCAGATCATCGCGGGTTTCATAGATATCCAGCTGATCGTTGGTATAGCTCGGAGCCATCATCAGCTCTTCCGGCGTCTGAATAATCTTTTCAAAGTCAATCTGCTGATCGACGCTGCCGGCCAGAAAGGCAATCACTTCCGGGTCGGTCGTTAATATATTGCGGACATGATTAGGCATAATTTAATTCCTCGGTGGATGGATTCGAAAGCCTTTTTACGTTTCTCACAAAAGAGAAACCCAAGCAGGAGTACGCGACGAAGGAGCAAAAAGTGACGTTGCTCGCTCAAAAGGTCGATCGTATAACTCGTTGGCGTTCAATCGTTAGAAATTAAAGCCTTGACAGGCTTAAAATCTTGTTACAATGTCTCATTCCGATGAGACGAGCAAGGAGCAGGGAAAGCTTCGCTACGCGCTGGTTCCGCTCGCTTTCCGCAACGGCTGAGTGAAGTTTAATTTTCCACAAAAGAAAATTGAGCTGGAGCTGGCACCGCTTAGCTCGAGCCAAGCCGACACCCGCTCCGGACGGGCAGGACAGACTCAGACCTATAGGGTCTTCGTATGCCCTCCGTCCACCTTCGTTCGCAGTGGCTCACGGGTTCCCGGCCTGTTTCGCTACGCTCACAGTCACCCGGCCTGCGCTCCCTTCTTAGGAAGCCTTCTCAAACGAAGGCATGTGGGGGTGATCCATATAGTGTTCAGCTAACACCTCCACCGTCATTCCTATCTTATTGAACTTGCGGACATGATCGTTCAGAAGCCATTCGGCTCCACGAACACTCGATGACGTATTGCCCTCTCCGAGCAATTGGCCCTCCTCCGAATAATACCGCACCGTCAGATAACAATACTCCTTCATCACTCACTCCTTCTTTAATTGCTTTAATTCCTTCAACTTCTTTAACGCTTGAACTCGACGAGCGTGACTCATCGAGACAAATCGAGCCTCATCATGGCACTCATCATACCGCGCTCGTCTGGTACGATTCCGATCCCACTCCTCATCATCAAGGTGTGCTTCATAGTCATTCATGATTAAACCTCCTCTCCGCGCTGTTTCTGCGCCCAATCGATAAAGGTATCCCAGCCGTGATATTCCACTAGGTTAGAAGCAAAGGCTTCCGTTGTATGCTGGATGACTTGGCTTTGCGTGGCCGGCTCAAAGGCATGCCACCACACCATTAACCACTCAATGCAGTCCTCCCCGTAAAGATAACTCTCGGATAGACAGTAGCGATGGGCTGCTAGTACCATCCGCTGACCCTCGCGTCCATTCAGCGGAGCGGCCATCTGCTTGACCGCATCAACGATTTCCTGCTGATCATTCATCCTCAGATTCCTTTACTTTAATTTCAAAGTATTTACCGCCGCAGTCTTCGCAGCGTACCTCGTTTAAACAACCGTCCTCCGGCAAGGCTCGCACCTCACCGCATTGCCGACATTCCAGCACAGTCTTCCATGTTACTTCGTTCATACTATCTCCTATTTGAAACTCAAAGCAGCCGGCCTGGACCCTGCGCCCAATACCGGACAGCGATCTACACAATAGCCGAGCGTGATGCCCGCTATCAACAAGACGTACAGCACAGCATACAGCCAGAGCAATGCTCTCACAGTGACCGTCCTTCGGTGCCGAACGAAGACCCTTCTTCCAAACGTACCACCTCATCCGGCAACAGGATCAGCCGTGCTTCATGCTGCTCAGCTGCCGACATAAAGCCAAAGGCCTCCGCGAAGGGACGCTCTTTGCCAAAGCATTGCTTGCAGCCTTCCAACAGCTGAACCACCGTACAGTCGAGCTGAAGTAGATGCAGCCCGTCCGCACGCTCCGCACGCAGCTCCATCTTTCCGTCCTCGAGTTCATTGAAATGTACCTCATGCGTCATCGTCTTCTCCTTGGTTAAAATAAAGCGGGCTGTTCAATCCTGGCACACCCCGCAAAGCCACTCGGCAACCCTCCTGCCGAGCAGAGCTGAACCATCGTTTATATCCCGCTCATGTTCAGTATGCGGTAAAAAAAAACGGAGCGCCTTCGGCTTTAGGTAAAGCCTGATTGCTAGCGCTTCTCGATCGCTCTCAGTGTAAAGCCCGATTGCTAGCGCTTCTTGATCGCTCGCAGTTAAGCAGAGCCCACCCTTTCGGATGGACTCCTGCTCTAGCTAAGCCAGCGTGTTCTTGCTGCCGCTACCGCCCGTCCGCTTCTTGATAACGATTACGCTACCATTCACGAACGCCGTCAGGTTGTGATCTGCTATCCCAGCCTGGATGCTCGATGCATCGTAGCCTTCTCCTCCGCCTCCTAGATACAGCGCGGATAAAACTCTAGACTCATGACCGTTGGACATCACTGCAATGCCCTCCTTCGTCTTCAGTACATTGATGAACTGATACGCAACCACTTCGTTGTCTTCGTTGAACGGTACTCGTACCGGCTTTACTGCTTGGGTATTCGGCATGGCTATCTCCTTGGGCTATGAACTACCGATGGGCTTTGCAATAGCTATCGCAAATAAGAACCCGAGCAAGGGTACGCGACGAAGGAGCAACCGAAGGGTACAACGCTGGCAACAACAGGGGCTTGCAAGTACAACCAGCCGTAGTCCAATCGATAGAGAACGGAGAGGACGTCGTCTCCAACGCAGAAGCAGGGGTTAGTAGAACGCTAGACTGCTGTGGTCCCCCCCATGGGTGAGCTCGTACTTTATCACGTCGATAGGGGGTCCCTACGGCCTGCACTCCTTTTCCCCTGACCCCCCTATCGGCCAACAGCTAGTTGAGGGTAAAGCTATTATTATATATAGGCCCCTAGTCTTACGGCTAACCCCTACCCCATTTGGATGGCTATCGCTTCCCCTGCATATCCTTACGTTACTACACCGTGTAGCGCCTTGAAGGCTTCAGATGGGTCGTTACTCACCTTTGACCCCCTAGTGGACCTACGGCACCGTTAGCGGGCATTAGCGACTATGCTCTCAGAATAATGGGAAAACAGAGCCACACCCCTTTTTGTACTTGGGTACCAAAAACTAGCTTGCAAGGCATTGAGTATCGCGTTATCCTACATTCTGACTAATTCAAGTTAAGGGCTTTTGGTATGCCGTTTAGATATCAGTGCATGGAATGCGATCAGGTATTTTGGAGTGAGCGCTATGAATCGGTTTGCCCGGACTGTGAGGAGGAGGGTGTGCTGGAGATGGATGAGCCGGCTTTGAAGGGGGCCCCGGACCAGGCGGCAGCGGACTGGGGTCAGGCGATTGAGTTAAAAAAAAATAGCGTAGATATTGGGAGGGGGGCTGTATGTGCGCATTGTTTACAGCTGCTGGGAGACGAAGAGGATGATGAGCTGGCTACGGCCCGCTTTGAGACCGGAGCGGAGGAGCATCAGCGCAGTGCTTTTAATCCGGGACGGAGCGGGGGCGGACCTCGGCTCTGCCGGCGCTGTGACGGGGGTCAGTAAAGCGTTTGGAACCCGGTACGGAAAGATTGACAACGGAGCCTGAAAAAGGCATAAGACACTCACCGCAAGGAAGTACGGCAAACATTGCGGTGGGGCTCCTTCGGGGGCCCCATGTTTGTTTAAAGGGATGATGAAGGAGCAATGGATGGAAACAGTATATTTGGATCTGACGGCCCCTCACAGCGACGAAGCGTCGTATGGGATGGCTTTATTCGAAGCCTATGTTCCGCGCTTTGCCGGACTGCTTAATTTATTCAACTACGGTATGAGCGGGCTGTGTTGCGGCGAGGAGGCCCCGCTATCGACCGAGGACTTGTTTATCATTGCCCATGGCATTGTATCGCTGCCGGACTTTAACGAGGCGGGCCCACCGCAGTTGTCCGAGAGCGGCAAGCTGGAGTGTCTGATCGAATCATCGCAACCTTCATCGATGCCCATTGGCTACCGGTTGGTGCTGCGCGGTCTCTTTACCGCCCTGGTGGAGGATGGAACCCGGGAAGGACTGGGCGAGATAGCCATTGCCGCCTGCAGTACGCTGGCGGAAGCGGGCTATGTGCCCTTTCCAGGCTCCGCTGAGACCCCGCCGCTGTTGCTACGCAATGTATCGATGAGCTCAGTCGGCACCGATGCCCTGATCGAACTCACCATCGATGCTCATAAACG